AAAGGAGATGACCTTGAGCAAAAAGAAAAGCATTGAGAAAGAGAAAAAGAACTTTGATTTTGTAACAGAACTTGACCAGATTTTTATTATCGGGAAGGGTGTATCTGCTTTAAAGACACCAGAGCAGAAGCCAGAAAAGGCGGAGTATTGGGGCGCTAATGATATTTTTAAATTGCCCAAAAGGGATATTGACCGTATCTTTATTATGCGAGATTTGTATGTAACCGAACAAAACAAGGGCAAAGGAATGGTAGAGGAACTGAATAAACTTGACAAGCCAGTTTATACTTTAGGACTCTATCCTGAACTTGTCAATAATGTAGCTTATCCCATGAAAGAAGTTATCGGGGAATACTCGGACACTTATGACAGGGCTTATTTTCTCAACACGGCAAGTTATATGCTGGCACTGGCTATCATGTTAAAGCCTAAAAAGATATGCTTATTCGGTGTGGATATGTCTTTTGGCAGTAGAACAGAGTATATGAGAAACGAAAAAGCCTGTTTGGAGCATTGGATTGGCATGGCAATAGGCAGAGATATAGATATTCAGCTTACACCTGAATCGACACTCATGAAACGGCAGGGATATGAAAATTATTATGGAATGAAACTGAACAAGCCTGACAAAGACCATCCCCACGATCCTGTAACCTTATCACCAAAGTTTATACAGGGCAAGGGCGGGAAGTGTGCTAAAAAGTACGAGCTTGTTCATGGAAGTTTAGTTAAGGATATATAAATGGCAACATTTAAAAGCCTCAAATGGTATGGCGATGATGTTTACAAAAATATTCACAATGAACAAAAGAAAAGAGTAAGACAGGCGGCAATATTTCTGGAAAGCTATATCAAAAAATCATTTGGCACATCACCAAGTTCACCTGGAGAGCCTCCTGGAGTTGACACAGGGCGGTTAAGAAACTCTATCACTCACGAAATTGAAGAAGCCTTATGGGATATTATCGGGAGAGTTGGAACAAATGTTGAATATGGTAAATGGCTTGAGTTGGGAACAAAAGATATGTCACCTCGACCTTATTTAAGAAGGGCAATCGAGGAAAATAAACAGGAATTAGTCAATATTTTAGTTGGGAAGGAAATTAAATAGAAACAGGGTATTAAATCAAATTAAGGAGATTTAAAAATGAATCAAGAGAAAGCAAAACAGGCTGTGGAGTTAGCCGAAAAAGAACTCCAAGAAGAAGACGAAAAGAAACAGATTGAACTAATTAAGAATGCAATTAAACAGACACTCGAAAAGATTAATAATAAGGAAAAAGAACGTAGTAAATTAAACAAAGAAATTAAAACTTTGAAACAGGATATTGACAATATTAGAGCAGGTAGACTTGACCTTATTGCTGAACGACAGGAAAAAGATGATGAAGCTAAAAAAACCTCGATTATTGAAGTGATTAAAGAAAAAGAAGTACATCATCATCACTATCATGACCGTTGGTATGAACCTTATCGAATAATATGGAAATATGAACCAGATTATTATTCAACAGCCGCTATTACATCAGTTTCTGATAGTTATTGGACATACTGTGATTGTAGCGATAATCCAACATTAAGCAATACTTGTGCTTATAGTGTAACCAACAGTATAGCAAAAGACTCTTTTGCTGGTACTTATGAATTAAGTAACGGTGATTGTGTAACGTTAACGTAAATTAAAAATACCCTGTTTCTGTAAAAGGTGAAATATGAAGGAATTATCTAAAGCAATCATAGACAAATATAAAAGCTCTACAAGTTCAGGCAGTTTATACGCTTCTCTGACTGGGGGCTTGTGGAATAGCGAAGCTCCTGATGACACACCTTATCCTTATGGGGTGTTTTACACGATAGACAACACAACAAGCCATGTTCAGGAAGGGGAATTTACCCATTATAAGTATGAGGAATGTGTAATACAATTCTCTATTTATGATGATGATACTTCGGTAACTACTATTGAAGATGTCTATGACAAGCTGACTGACCTTTACGACCAAGCCAATTTATCATTGACAAGCTATACCACAGTTGATTTTAAACGGGAATTTTCACACCTCGATAAGATGATAACCGAAACAGACAGATACTGGCAATATGTTGTTCAGTATCGGGGATTGTTTGAACGTTCTACTTAAACTATAGCTCTACAATAGCCAAAATTGCACAAATAAAGCTCACTACGGCAAAAGTTATTCAACCAAGTATAAAATACTATCCAAAATGCGAAAGGAAGGGATTATGCCTTTAACAACAGAATTTAAAAAGGGATTAGACAGGATTTTAATATGCGCTCAAGGCCTAAGCTGGTATCAATGCCCCAACATGGCCCCACCGAATTGTGAAATATGGGGCTGTAATGCAATCTACCGAGACCATTATGTTGACAGATTATTTATAGCTCATGATATCAGGATAATTATGCTACACGATGACGCTGATTTTGTTGAGAATATTAACAAATTGGGTATACCTGTTTATACCACTTATGATTACAAGGTTTTGGAAAACCATACCTCAATACCCATAAACGAAATTATGAATGAGTTTAAGGTGGGGTTTTTCTTAAATATCATAACCTACATGATAGCAACGGCAATATTGCAGAAACCGAAAGAGATTAACTTATACGGGGTAGACATGAGACCTGATGCGGGAAACGAAACTTACTCAAATGAAAAAGGTTCTGTTGAGTTTTGGTGCGGGGTTGCAAGGGGCAAGGGAATCAAACTGACTAATACTCCGGAAAGTTTTGTAATGCAGACCAAACAGATGGGCAATTTTGCAAACTATCAGGAAAAGATACACCAGAGCGGGATATATACGCAGATACCAGAAAAAGAGAGAACAACCGAAGGCATAAAGAATTATATCTTAATGCCTGTAGGTGAGGAAATATAAATTATAAATTACGAATAACTAAAGGAAGTGATAGAAATGGCAAGTATTTCAGGACGTTACGGAAGCGTAACATTGACTAATGCAGATGAATACGTGAAAAACTGGACATTGGATTATAATGCAGACTTATACGAAACAACTAATTTTGATGATTCTTCAGGTGGAAGAAGCTATATCGGTGGCTACACAGGTTGGAGCGGAACTTTTGAGGCAAACTACTCTACAGCCAACACTGTTGTACCGGGCGACACAGGAACAATTGTATTAAGGACTTCCACAGGAGCAACCGGTTTTTGGAGCGGTGATGTAGTGATAACCAACATGAGCATCAATGCACCAGTAGACGGGCTTGTAACACAAACTTATACATTCCAGGGTTCAGGGGCTTTGACAGCCAACTCAACATCTTAATAAGGCGGTGGTAATATGGCTTCTATTAGTGGAGTCAATGGGGCAGTTTATTACAATGCGGAACTGACCCAATCAGGAACTTATACATTTTCAACAGGGAAGACCATCACCTCTACAGGCAGTTTTGCTGATGACGGCTTTGAAGAAGGTATGCTGATACAGGTAACGGGAACTACTGGCAATAACAGGATATTTACAATTACCGATATTAGCACAGGCGGGGATGTGATTACAGTCAGTGAAGCCGTTACAAATGAATCATCTACCGGAACGATAACCGAATATGACCCTGGACTTGAGGTATGCGGATTTTACAACTGGACTATCGATTATAATGCAGAGCTTTTAGAGGATACCGATTTTTGCACATCAAGCGGTGGCAGGCATTATATTGGTGGATATACAGGGTGGACAGCTACAGCGGATAAACATTTCAAGACCACAAATAATCGTGTAGAGGACTGGATAAGCTCAACTGGAATCAGTCAGGTCAAGATAAGGTTTTTCACTAAATATGTGGCGAGTCCGAGTTCAGGTGATCCAGCACAGTATTTTGAGGGCAATGCTTATGTATCAGGATTGAGCCAGAATACGCCTGTAGATGCCCTTGTTGACCAGAGCTTGACATTCCAGGGTGATGGGGCATTGACTTTGAATACAAAGACAAGTGCATGGAATACGACAGGATAATCTAATAATTTAATAATTTAGGAGTTATTTATGAGTGATAAAGAAGATGTGAAAATTGAAGATATGACACAAAGTCCTTTAGAGATAGAACTCAAAGGGAAGAAGTATAAACTTGGGCCAATAGGCTTTATTGACTTTGGTGATTTTGCACAGTATGTAAAAAGCCAGAAAATAAGGTTATGTGAAGTGATACAGGATAAAGAAGTTAAGTTACAGATGATAGAAAAAATCATGAATGAGCCTATTGATTTAGATAAGGAATATGGCACAGTAAATGGAATAACTTATATGGCATGGAAGGCAATACAGAAAGAACAGCCTGATATTACTTTAAAGGACATTAATAATCTTATAGATTTAGATAACTTTGAAAGAGTATCGGTAATACTTAGCAATTTAGGTGGTACGGTAAAAAACCAAAAGACGGCAAAAGCAAAAAACCAATAGATTTTGGCTATGTTTTTGCCGTACTTAAACATTTTTACCACTGTTCAGATGATGAGATATACAAAATGTCAATGTTTAAGGTACAACAATATTTAGATAACTTACCTAAATTATTAGGAACTGATAAACAAGAACAGCAACAAAAACCACAATCACACCAAGAATTAGTCAGTCAGGCAAGAAGTAAAGGATTGAGAACTCCAAGATATTTTAAACATTAAGATTCATTATTCCAATTCCAGCTTAAACCAAATTTGTCTAATTTCTCGTAATTTTTCATCATAATTTGAAATGTTGCAGTTTTGTCAGGTGCTATAGATGTTGGTGTAGTATAACCCTTTTCCAAAGCAACAAGGTTACCGTATTTATCTAAACCTTTTGCTGTTACTTGAACAGAATAAGCGTTACCTTTACCAATATTTTTTATAATACCTTCAATATAAACATAATTACCAGTTTCACTAGGGCGATTACTCCAATCCTGTATTTCAAGTTTTGCTTCTGGTAATTGTTCATCAGGTTCAGGTTTTTCAGGTGCTGGAGTTGAATTTGTTTTGATAACATTTTTTTGTGTTTCCATATTTTTTGGTGAATTAGTGGATTTACCTGATTCAAATAAAATCTCAATCGTGAAACCTTGTTCAATTTGCTCATAAGATAAATAACCTTGATCCGTAGCACCAACTAAATTACCTTCTGAATCCTTAATAGCATAAATGGTTTTTGCATTAATTGTAATAACTGAAATGGCGATGATGAAAATGATAAACAAAATTAAATATCTTTTCATAATTAACACCCCCTTCTGTTCGCATAATAAATCCAAAAATACGAAATGTCAAGTTTTGATTGGAAGTGATGAAATTTGAAGTTAGCTGAAGCATTTGTAGAATTTAATGCTGATTTAACAAAACTAAAAACAGGATTTTCCGAAGCTGAAAATATAACAGAAAAATCACTTAAAAGAATTGGCGATAAAATGCAAGCTGTTGGAAAAAAAATGGCTATTATCGGAGCTGCTGCTACTGCTGCTTTTGGAGTTGCTGTTAAGCAATCAGCAGATTTTGAGGCAATGTTAAAGCGTGTAGAGTTGCAGTCCGGAGCTACTGCTAACGAAATGGAATCAATTAAAGCAGAAGCATTAAGTTCTGATTTTGTAAAACTTGGCAAATCTGGCACTGATGTAGCCAATATGTATAACCGGTTGGCATCTGAAGGTTATGAAGTAATAGAAATGAAGAAAATGCTTAAACCTATCACTGAAGCATCTATCGTATTAGGTACAGAAGAAGCCGAAACAACCAAATTAATGCTGAATCTGATGCAGCAATATAACCTTGAAGCTACAGATATGGGACATATTTCAGATGTTTTAGCAGGGGCTTTGGCCAATACATCGTTTCAAGGCGGGGAATTAGTTGAAGTAATGAAATATGCAGGAGTTGCAGCAAGTGAGCTTGGATGGAGTTTAGAAGGTACAATTCCTATTGTTGACTCAGTTATTAAAGTAACTGGTGAAGCATCTATGGCTGGTACACAGTTTAGAATGATGGTCAATATGTTACTTGACCCGACTGCAAAAATGGAAGAAGAGTTTAAAAAAGTTGGCATCAGTTTAAACGAAGTATCAGAAGCAATAAAAAGTCCTATTGATTTGATTGCCCTTTTAAATAAAGCTCATGAGAATGGTGCTAATTTTGCAGCCATGTTTGGAGCAAGGGCAGGTTCTGCTGCTGCTGTTATTGCAAGACAAGAAATACCGGCAATAGAAGAATTAACCGAAAAAGTAAACGAAAATGGAAAAGCACACGAAATGGCATCTGGTATTATGGACACCACATCAGGCAAATTCCAATCATTTGGGGCAGCTATGAAAAATACCGCTACTACTATCGGAGATGTTTTATTGCCTGTTATGTCTCAACTGGCCGACTGGGCAAGTAACCTTGCTACCAAATTTAAGGAATGGGCTGATGAAAATAAAACATTATTTGACATACTGGTAAAAGTAGGTGCTTTTTTGGCTGCTTTCGCTGCAGTAGGTGGCCCAATATTAATGGCTGCTGGTGCTTTGATGAAAATGACAACTGTTGTTAAGGGACTTGTAACTGTATTGGTAGGGGCAGGTGGGTTAAATGCTGCATTCATATTAATAACAGCAAATGTCTATATTTGGCTTGCGGTTATTAAAGAAGTTAATACTATATTAAATTCTACACATACAAGCGCTCAAGATGTTGCTAATGCCTTACAAATACAGGCAGATGCACAGCAAAAACTTGCCGATAAATTAGGAATCAGCGTTGAGGAATTAAAGAAATTTCAGGCAGCAGGGGCATCGGTAAGTGAGATGATGGGCAAAGAATTGCCTGACAATATAAAGAAAACTACTGATTCTACCAAAGAATTTACCAAAGAATTTGTTGACTCTTTTGAAAATAGCGTACCCAATGCCTTAAAAAGAGCAGAGGAAGTTATAGCAGAATATAATCAAACTTTATCAGAGCATGAAAAACAGGTTATGGCAATCAATGAAAAATATAATGCTCTTATTAAGTCAGCAGAAAACTTATACGAAGATGAACAAGAATTGGCAAGCGCTATTAATACTTTGGAAGAAGCCAGACAAGCTGAACTTACGTTACTTGACAGGGCATTAGAATCATACCAAAAAGAAATGGACGCTAAGAAGAAACTGGCCGATTTAACCAAATCCCTAAATGATAAAATCTATGAATTTACACATAGCGAATATGATGTCAAATTAAGGGATATTAACAGGGAATATGACACATTAATTGAACAGGCCAAAAAGGTTTATACAGAAAAAGGCAAGTTAAATGAAGCTATCGAAATTATTAATGAAAAAAGGCAAAAAGAAATTGACGGATTGCAAACACTTGATGAAGAAACTAAACAAGTTACTGAAAGTACAGGTGAATTAAAAGACAAGACACAGGAGTTGGCAGAAACAACAAAAGAGGCAACAGAGGCAGTAAAAGAAACTGGAGAAACAGGAGTCAAAGCATTTGAAAGTATAACAGTATCTATTGCCAAAGCTGGGCAGCAACTTCATAGCTTTACCGAAGAAGCCGTTGCTGCTGCTATTGCTAATATTAAGATGAAATATTATCCTGCCATAATGAAATTACAGGATGCCGTAAAT